GCGGATCACATGCCGCTCCATCGAGAACTCGGGGAAGTACGCCCCCTCGATGACCGACCAATCGCCCTCGAGCCAGGCGCGCACCAGGTTGTCCGAGCCCACGAGGTGCAGCCGGCTGATGTAGTCCGGGTCCTTCGCGAGCAGGATCTTGTTGTCGGTGACCTTGCTCGGGATGTACACCGCGCGGTGCGTGTGCCCGTTCTTGAGCTTGCGCACCAGGATCTTCATCCCCGTCGGCCAGGGATCGATGTAGCGCTGCTTGATCCACTGGTGCCCGGGACCGCCCGGGTTTGCCGACAGCATCAACTGCACCGGCACCCCGAATGGCGAGCGCAGACAGCCGAACAGCCTATCAATCGGCGCGGGCTCCGCGTAGTTGCCGGCCTCCTCGATCGCTGCGTCCGAGAGGTTCTGCCCCTGATACTTCTCGGCATCGAGCACGTTCTCGAGCGGGCGAAAGCGCACCCGGCCTCCGCCCGGCATCAAGAACAAATGCTTCTGCGCCTGCCAGCGCGCGCCGATGCGCTCGTAAATCTCCCGCGCCCGGTCGATCAAGTCATCCTGCTGCGGCATCTCCTTGCGGAAGAACACCGCGTTGAAGCCGCGCTGATACTTCAAGGACTTGAGCGCCCATTTGCCCAAGAACCCGTCAGACTTGCCGCCACCTCGAGCGCCACCGAAGAGGATCTCAGGGAGCGGGCAATCGATCAGCGCCTTCTGTGGACCTGGCTGAGGACGCCACGCGACCGGCGCCGGCGGCTTCTCAGCCGTTGAGGCGCGGGCTATCTCCGCCATACGTATCCTGCCACTGCGCCTCCGTCAAAGGCTCAGCAGAGACCGTATGCACTTCCTCGATGATGGTCCCAGAGTGCTCGATGGATTGCAGATCCGGTACCGTCTTCTTGAGCAAGCCTAAAGCCGCCGTCACCTGATGCGGCGACATCTCGATGCGCCCCACCACGAAGTTCGTCAAGCGATTGAGCAGCATTGCCGTGCGGATGCGATTGCGCACCAGCTCCGAATGCACCAGGTTTTTGCGAGCGGGCATCAGCGCACCAGCGCGATGCGCTTTTCGCTCACCGTGTCCAGCTTGTTGCCGATGCGCTCGTGGGCGCCCTTGAACGCATCCTCCAGCGTGAAGTACTGCCCGATGCAGCGGCCCGCGCCATCGTCGCCGTACTCGATCAGCAAGAATTCCGGCTGGCTCACATCGAACACGAGCGCCGTCTGGATTACATGGCGTGCGCTCATCGCTTGCTCAGCGCCGCAGCGAGTTTCTTCGCATGCTCCGGCTGCCCCACACTCGCCCGGTACCGCGGCTTATTCTGGTTCGGGCCTTTGGCGGCGGCAGGATTGCCTGCTTTCTTCGGCAAACTCAGCGTGGAATTACTGGGCATCAGGGTTCTCCTGGGGGTGTAGAAACGCAAAAAGCCCACGCGATGGTGGGCTCTATGTCGGAATCGGCTGACAATGCGCCAGCTTGGCGTGTTCTACAGTCTAGATATCTCAGATGTCAATGCCTGCGCCTCTCAACCAGCCACGAAAATACGAAAGTGTGTGCCCCCACTCAATGTACAGCGATGCCCTGGAGACCCCCAGCTTCGCCGCCTTTTGCTTGGCGCTACCGCTACTGCGGTACCAAACCGTGATTAATGCCCGGTGTCGCTGGGGACTCGCCATGAAGCATTCATCGAACTTCATGATGTCATCCGGGGTCGGGATGGGCCCGCCGCCCAACGTAGCCCCATCGTGCAATAAGCGGATGGCCTCCAAGGGGTGAAGTGCCTGCGTCGGCCGCTCGCCACTTGCCCAACGTATTGCCAATCGATCGACCGCTTCGAGACGCGGGTCAATCTTCGGGGCGCGGCTCGGGCGATCAACGACGTCGAGTCCGCGTATCACAGCTCGACCTCCCGCAATACCCACCGCCCCGCCGCGTTCTTACGCCAGCCGTGCACGACGATGCGCCAGCCGGCCTTGAGCACGTGAGGCAGCGCGTCCGATTCCGCGATCTTGGTCACACGGCTCGCGACGTTGTCCCCGCTCGTGGCTTGGATGCCGTACGTCTCGCCCTGCGCGTCGATCGCCACGATGTCGATGATGCCGAACAGGTCGATGCGCACCTTGGCATGCATGTTCCAGCGCTCGACGACCTGGACGAGCGGCCAGCCGAGCTTGCGCAGGTGCTCGAGGCTGCGCGCGGTCGGGGACTTGGGCTTAGACTTGCGCGTTTTGTTCGGGGTGATACGCGCCCCCACCTCACACCTTTCGGCAATCGTTTCGAGCCCGTTGTCCACGTCAGTTCACTGCGAGGCCAGTTCCCGCCGAGGGTGGTTTCCGTCCAGCACGCTTCGGCCCCTTGCGCTCGTCATCGCCCGGGCCCTCGCCATTCACGTGAGCCTCCTCGATGCGCTTGGCGATATCCCGTTCCCGCGCATGCGCTTTCTCGCGCTCCTCCGCAGGCGTGCCGATGCTCGAGGTTCCACGCTCCCCGGCGGCCACCGAGTTCAGCGGCAGATCGTGCTGCGCGTTCGGGGACTCGCCGCGAAGCTCAACCATGGCGGTGTGACCGAAGCGGGCGACGAGCTCGCCGAAGTGGGCGTTCAGTGCAGGCTTCGCGGTCACCCGATAGCTGCATTGGAGCGCATCGCTCTCGAGCCGGGCGAGCTTGAGCTTGTCAATGCGGCAATCGTTGAACGTGAACTCCGGGCCGTTCTGCACGCTCACCGCGGCCAGGCGCACGATGACGGTCGCGCCCTCGATTTTCTCGTCGAGCTCGATCGCCTTGATGCCCTTCAGCGCCTCGTGCAGCGCTTTGATCGCCCGGTATGCATTTGGGCTTGCGAAGATCCCGTTGACCTCCGTGTCGGTCACCTCGAGCTCGGTCACCTCGAACACGAGCTGCGAATATTCCTCGCCGTCCTTCGCGGTGCGGGTGGCGAGTTTCGCCTTCGCATCGAGCGTCCCCAATCGTTGCGTCAGTGTCAGCATGTCCTTTTCCCCTTGCGTGTGGTTGGTATCAGCGGTTCGCCGTAAAAGCGTTCGAACGATTGCGCATAGGTCTCGGGCTTGCCATTCGGTGCGCGGCCGATGATGACGCAGTCGACGCGAGACTCGATGATCGCGGCGCGGATCCGCTCCTTCGTGACCTCGGGCCAGGTGATGCCCTCGAAGCAACGCTTGCCATGTTCTTTGAGGCGTCGGGCGAAGAACATCTCCGTGTCGAAGGTTTTGAATTCGAAGGCGTTTTGGAACTGACTCATTGCGTCAATTCCAGCTGCGAGGGGCCATCAGGCTGCAGCTCCATATCGGTGAGCATCACCCGATACCCGGGTCTGTCGCCGCCCGCCGCAATCACGACGCCTGAGATCTCGCCGTTGTAGGTGCCGATGTAGGTCCAGGGGTCGCGGATTTGCTTGGGCGTCAGGCGTCGGCCGTACTCGCGAATGACGAAGGCGCAGAGCTTTTCCGCGGGGTTTTGGGTCATGAGCCGCTCCGGTAGGCTTCGACGAAGTCCCGCTGCACGCGCTGAGCATCGATCCCCTGCTCACGCTGGGCGATGCGCGACCAGCCACCGACCGCATCGATGGCGGCCTGCAGTTTGTGATCCCTCGGCGGTAAGGCGCCGCTCGAGGCGACGAGCTGGTTCCAGACCTCGAGGGCCGCGTCCTTCTCCGCTCGGGCTGGCGAACGCCTATGGCGACCGTCCCCTCCCTTGGGAGGGGTAGGGGTGGGTAACCGGTCTAAGTCATGGTCAAGATGGGAAGTGGGAAGTGGGACGCGCGCGCGATACCCCCCGTTGGGTTTCGTTTGGGTTACCCCATGGGTTTCGTTTGGGTTATCCCCAGAGAAACCCAAAGGTAACCCGTCGGTTAGCGGTGGGTTATCCTTGGGTTTCGGCGGCCGACCACCTTGAGAACCGTTAGCCTTTTGTTTTGCAAGCCAATTATGATAGGCGGCGAGCACTTGCTCAGCGCGTTTGTTCGTCAGTCCGCCCTCGGTGTATTGCCAGAATTGATCGCAAACTGAATCCACAGCCTTGCGCTCGCGCGCGCTGTCGACGCGCAACATTCGATACAAGATTTTGCGATTTTCCGGCAGTGGTTTTTCGGTGGCGTAGAACGCTTGGAGCATTAACGAGTACGCACCGTGCTCGGCGAGGGACAGGTGCGCGGTCTTGCGCTGGTAGTCACCGACGTGTAATTCGAAGTAGTTCACCGCCGGCGCCCCCCCGATTTATGGAGGCGGCG